AGCACCGCATAACACACACTCCATGTCTAACATATACAAAGAAATTTCTCCATCTTCAAACATTGCTTTTACATTCCACAAAGTAGAACCACAAACACATACATGTAAAGGTTGGTCTTTATCTCTTAAGTCCATTATAGGTAAGCGGCTTTTCCATGCAACATGTGTTTTGCAGTTTCTAATCCAAGCAATATTTCTGACGGAGTCATGTCTCCTACATCTTTTACATCAATACCGTTGTAATTAAAAAACAATAAATCAAAACCATATTTACGAGCATAGTCTCGTATTTGTTCACATGCTTTTTTTCCAGCAGGATCATTATCAAATGCTGCTATTACTCTTTTTGCTCTACGAATTATTTTTGCTTGCTCTTCACTCATCATTGCGCCATAAATTGATACGGATCCACAAATTCCAACAGACTCTAACCTCACCACATCTAAAGGGGATTCAACCACTATTAATTGTTCCTCGTTTAAATGTTGAACTCCAAAAACAGTTTTAGATTTTTTAACTCCAGCAGGTTGATTTTTAAAAAATCTTCCTCTAGCACCTTTTTCTTGCCAACCTAATAGTGAAAAAGTTTCAGGATTACGAATGGGTAATATCCAGGCTTCATTTGTTTCGTCCCATAAAACTTCATATTTATTTACGGCTTCTCGTGTTAAAAATCTTTTCTTTAGTTCTATGTCGGGCGGTTCTCCGTACACCGCTAATCTAGCCTCAGACATTGGTATGGTTTCTTCAGCAACAACATACTGTGGTAACTCTTTAATTCTTTTCATTAAAGAATCAATAGGAACTTCTGCTGTGTCGTCGATATAATCTCGTGCATCATGGTAATCAATACCTTTTACATCTGAAATTAAAGTATAAATGTTTCCTTTATAACCACAGGAAAAACAAATATGGGCGCCTGTCTCCGTGTTTATCCACCAAGAAGGCCTGTGATCATCTTTACCTGTCCTTTGTTTATGCATTGGACATAAACCATTTACTTCAGAACCTCTTTGTGCGTGAAGAGACACCTCTAAAAATAAAAGAATTTTTTCTACATCAATCACACACGGCCCCAATCAGAACAAAATTTGCATTTCATCATTTGTTCTTCATCATGAAAGCAACCTGTTTCCCAACGCCAAGTTAGAGCGGTTTCACTAGGACCACAGTTACGGCTAGCAACAATTTTTAATAGTCTAATATCTTCATCTTCTTCAACTGGTTCTAATCCTAGAATAACATCAGAGTCTTGAAAGAAAGAAGATGAGTAACCAATTGAGTCGGCGGTAACTTTTCCAGCACGCATTTTCCATAACAAGGTTTGTGTTGTGATGATGATTGGTTTGTTTACTCTTTGAGCCAAACGTTTTAATGAGCGAGTAACGTTTGTTATTGCTTGTGGGGTATTCATCTCTCCGCTTACTTCATCCAACATTAAGTACACACCGTCTACAAATACTATGTCTGGTTTTGTTTGCTCAATCTTTGCTGCTAAGGATGAAACCGTAATTCCATTTACAGCGTCAATTAAATGAAAAGATGGTTCGGTTTCCATTTTATTTAAAATATCTATATATCTATCTTCTTCTGCTGGTAATAGTTTTCCACGACGTAATCTGCCATGAGAAATATTTGCCCTCATTGCATCGTGTCTTTGTTGTTGTTCGTGGTTGTTCATTTCAAAAGATTGGAACATCGGAATAAATCCCTGCATGTGAACATTGACAGCCATCTTTAATGCAATCTGTGACTTACCAGTTTTTGGTGGAGCAATTATTGTTATTAATTGACCGCCTTGTAAACCTGCCGTTGCTTCATCTATCTTTGAAAAACCAGTAGGAATACCTAAGAACTCTTCATTCTGTAGGGCTTGATACTCTTTATAACGTTGCTCTGTATTTTTAGTTAAATCTATTTCATGTGTACCAAGAATGCCTTGTGCATTAACTTTGGTAATTGTTGCTTCCATTGCAAGTAGAGCGGCATCATGATTATTATCCTGTAATTGTTCGACTGCAGTTTCAAGTCCTTGTCGAGTAAGTAATCTGCGACGAAAGTCAACCATGGTGTCCAACAGGTACTCAAGATTGTCTTGAACATCCAAAACTTTGTAATTGGGATAATGATCTTTAACCGTTACGGCAGTAGGAACTTCGCTGTATTCACCATAATGCTTACGAACAAATGACCATGCTTTACGGTTGTCGTCATCTAAAAACCAAGACTCATTAACACCACGTTGTAGTGCTGGAACGATGTCTCGATCACGGATGACCTTACTGACTAAACGATGTTCGTTGTCAGATGCCATTTAGTGCCCCCTCTTACAAGTTATCTATTTCTATTCCTGCTGATCCGTATCTTGCTACTCTCCATTGAACATCTACCACGCCACGAAGATTAGCACGGTAAGGAAGTTTTCTAACTAACTCACCTGGGTCTTCATAAAGGTTCCAATAGTTAAATGGATTGACTACTTCTCTTTCTAACTTTTCAAAGGCTTTTTCAAGTAACTCTTTGGTCCATCCTTGATCAGCATAACCTGCTAACTCTAAAGAAATACCGTAGTTGTTTGATAACAACCAGAGTTTGTTAGCACTTTGAAGATTTATTTCCCCTAACTTTAAGCCAACTTTTGTAACTAATAATTTCTTAGTAACTTCTTCTACTAAAGTAATTACTACATCTGTTACACAAATGACTTGCGGAGAGGAGACGTTTGATATGTCTCCATTTTTCATAGTACCTCGACTTTAGCATACCTAACTACAAAATCACGAAATTTCTTTGGATCAGAGTTGGCTTGTGCGGCTAACTCTTCAGGGATTTCTTCTGGCACAAGGATCGAATAGTGTCCATTGTTCATTCTCATCTTATTGTTAACAAAAGAAACGTGCTTGCACTTTAAACTCTTTTTCCAAACAGGACAACTACACCTGACTCTTTTTGTTCCAGTATCAACCTCAACTTCAAACACTCCCGCAGCCTGAGACGAGATAAACAGTTGAACTGTCCGCCAAGGACTCTCCATGCTCATCCCTTTCATTGTGCTGCTCTTAAATCTGCACCGACTATTGGGACTCGAATAAAGGCTTCGTGAGCAAAACTTGCCATCGCTTCCCTATACTCTGCTTCCCAATTCTCTAACCTCACGTTGGTTGTAATAATTGTTGGCAGAGCCTTGTCGTATCTAAGACGTAGTATCTCATCAAAAGATGAGTCATCGTACTTAGAACCATATTCTTTTCCTAAGTCATCAATCACAAGAATTCTTACATTTAACCAATCAAATTTAGATCTGCCATGAAAACCATCTATCTCATAGACAGATTGCTTCTTATCTTCAAAGTCTGAATCAAAGGTTGCTTTCTTTCTAGATAAGAATTCAGGATAAGTCATGTAGTACACGGGCCTAGCGCCAAGACCAAAGTCAGATGCACTCATGCCCAATACTCTTGCAGCATCAGCATCAGTATCAGGAAGGCGGCGAACAAACTCCATAGCAGCAACTACTGCGTGGGTCGTCTTACCAATTCCAGGTCCGCCATCAAATAGAAGACCAACTCCATTAACACCGATATGGCCGATCTGCTTTATAACCTGACCGCTCACGCAATCATCAATCCACGTACTCACCTCGTCAGGAAAGGATCCCGCTCTGTCCACAAGGTCTTGTGGCTCAAGGCCGAGGAAGCGACGTGGGATATTTGAGTTACGAAGTAGCCAGTGCTTCTTTAAGGCTGAGAGTTGATTGATGTCATACATCGTCGTCTTCAAACTCATACTCATACATGCCGCCATACCGCATGCCTACATTTAGGATCCAGGAACCAACCATTATCATTACATCGCCAAAAAATCTGAGCGCTCTATTATTAGTTGGATAAATTAATCTGTTATTCATCTGACCCTCTGTCTACTATAACTTTTTCCCAATCGGTATTACAAGAGTAACACTTAAAATCCATATTCATGCTACCTCGTTCAATTGCTACGCCTTGTGTCTTGTCTTTACAAGAAGGGCAAAAGAAACTGAACTCGAGCATTATTCAGATTTAAAAGTTACAGCACCAAGATAAGTTGTTGGTTTACCTTTTAGATCTTTGGTAGATCCTGCAATCATCTTACAACTCTTACGTGGTGTAAGTGCTTGAACTTGGCTCTTGACCCAACGTTTGCCTGCAGATGCATTAGACCAGGCAGTTTGTAAAACTGTACTAGGATTTTCATTAGGGAGTGAAACATTTACTTCTGCAAACCATGCCCCACCTTTTTCAGTATTTTTTATCAATACTGCATTAAATGTTTTTACTACTTTTTTAGCCATTTATATTCTCCTTTAGTCGTTTTTCGTATCTTGCTAGTTGTGCTCTACCAGAAAGTGAATTCTGGAAAGTACGTCCATCGCTTGCTTGCATTGTTTTCATCTTAACTGATGTATCTATTGGGGCGTTAATTTTATTAAGACCAAGGTTTTCTCTGGCTTGATTCATCTTCTTCCCAAAAGAAGCAAGGTACATCTTATACAGCATAGGTGCTTCATCGCCAATGTTCTTAAAGTTTCTCTCATCTGCCATAAACAGACGGAGTAACTCTAACTCAATGAGGGCGTTGGTTTCGTATTGCTTTCTAAATTTAGCGAGGGCTCCTGAGAGTTGCTTGACGCTAACTGTTCCAGGGAGTAAGGGGTACTTGCGCCCGACACGATAAGAAAACTCTGCAGCGACATCCATTGGAGTCCACTCATGCTCTGGTCGTCTTCCCCTAGTTTTAGGATCGGATTTTCTGATCTTAGGCTGTGGCGCATCTTTAGGCTCGACCAACCCAAAGCCTGCCAGATTGCTTCCATCATCTTCGTATTGTCTCATAGGTACTCTTATCTCTTTCATTAGAATCCCCTTGGATTCAGAATCTTTTAATTTATTACTATCTTTACTATTAGGTACTAATGACTTATTAGTCATACTGCTATGTGACTTATAGTCATGTGAGGTGCGGTAATTTTCAGTGCGGTAATCTACTGCATCTTTTTCTGTAGTGCGGTAATTTTCCACCACTTCATACCAGTCCATACCTTTAAAACCATTAGCCCTCTTGCTGGGAGTTCTAATAAGTAGCCCATGCTTCTCTAAGGCTTTGAGAGCACTTCTAACGGTTCGATCAGAAGTTTTGTTAGTCTGTCTACACAACTCCTCTACTGAGGTCTTAAAACGGCCCTTAGAGCCCGCTAAGTGGCATAACACAGCCAGCAGTCGGAACTGATAATCGGTTAGGTTGGCCGAATAAGCCTTAAAAGGAATTCTCAAGGGTTGTTGTCCTTAAATGGGTCTATATCTTTTTCATTTTCTTCTATGCGTTTTGCTACCTCCATGGCCAAAACGTCTAGCACTGTAGTCATTATGTAGTCAGCCATGTGTTCCACAAAGACAGCCATACTATCCATCATTGCCGTGTATAACTCATCGCTACTCTCTTCTGAGTAGTCAACCTCAATCTTATCTAACCCACTTGTTATATCCCATACCTCAATACCAAAGTCCTCAACTGATGCAAGAACAATGTGGGCTTGGGGCGAATTGTCCCAAACAATACCTAAGACATCGTCTGGGGTGATCTGACGAATAATTTCCTTTACTGGATTATCAGTAATAACTATGTCATCTGCT